GGCAGCTGGCTGAGTTAAGGAGAGCATCATGGATACCTGGTCCTTTTTAATGCAGGGCTTTGCCGTCGCCATGACGCCAGAGAATCTGCTGATCGCCCTGATCGGCTGCTTTATCGGCACCATTGTTGGCCTGCTGCCTGGCCTGGGGCCAATCAATGGCGTAGCCATTCTGATGCCGCTGGCTTTTGCGCTGCACCTGCCGGCCGAGTCGGCGCTGATTCTGCTGGCCACGGTTTATATCGGCTGTGAGTATGGCGGGCGCATCTCCTCCATTCTGCTCAACGTCCCGGGCGATGCCGGCGCAATCATGACCGCGCTGGATGGGTATCCGATGGCGCAGCAGGGTAAAGCGGGCGTCGCGCTCTCCATTTCGGCGGTCAGCTCGTTTGTTGGCTCCACGATTGCCATCGTCGGCATTATTCTCTTCGCCCCGCTGCTGGCCAGCTGGTCACTGGCGTTTGGACCGGCAGAGTACTTTGCCCTGATGGTGTTTGCCATCGCCTGCCTGGGCAGCATGATGAGCCACAATCCGCTGAAATCTTTTCTTTCGGCGCTCATTGGCCTGGGCATGGCCACGGTCGGGGTGGATGCCAATACCGGCGTCTATCGCTTCACGTTTGACAGCGTTCATCTCTCTGACGGCATTCAGTTTGTGGTCGTTGTCATTGGTCTGTTCTCGGTCAGTGAAATTTTGCTGATGCTCGAGTCGACCAGTAGCGGCCAGAAAGCGGTGCGGGCAAGCGGCCGCATGATGTTCAACATGAAGGAGGCGGCGATGGCCACAGGCGCGACGCTACGCTCCTCTTTTCTGGGGTTCTTTGTCGGCGTTCTGCCTGGTGCCGGAGCGACCATTGCCAGCGCTATCGCCTACATGACGGAGAAAAAAATCAGCGGCAGTGAGCAGTTCGGTAAAGGGGATATTCGCGGTGTGGCCGCACCGGAAGCGGCAAACAATGCCTCAGCCTGTGGCTCCTTTATCCCGATGCTGACGCTGGGTATCCCCGGCTCCGGCACCACAGCGGTGATGGTCGGCGCTTTAACGCTCTATAACATCACGCCAGGTCCGGCGATGTTTGTTGAGCAGCCAGATATCGTCTGGGGTCTGATCGCGGCACTGCTGATTGGCAACGTTATGCTGCTGGTGATGAACATTCCGATGATCAATGTTTTCGCCCGGATGCTGAGCATTCCGCTCTGGTTCCTGGTGCCGGCCATTGCCGCCATCTCCGCAGTGGGCGTCTATGCCGTGCACAGCACCACCTTCGATTTGCTCCTGATGGTCGGCCTGGGAATCTTTGGTTATATTCTGCGCAAGATGGACTTTCCGATGTCGCCGCTGATTCTGGGCTTTGTGCTGGGTGAGATGCTGGAGCAGAACCTGCGTCGTGCCCTCTCAATCAGTAACGGTAACCTGGTTATTCTGTGGGAAAGTCCTATCTGCAAAGTGCTGCTGGTGCTGGCGATTTCGGTGCTGGTTCTGCCACCGATCTGGAAACGCTGGCGTCGCTATCGCCTCAGACTGGCTGAAGAGTAAATCTCACGCTGAACTGTGCGTCCCCCGTGGGATTTCGCGGGGGCTTTTGCTATCATGGCCTATTCTTTTTCCGGCGCACCCGACGCTGTTCTGTTTTCCCAAGGAATCCGCCATGCAACCTCTCAGCGGCCCCGGTGTGCCGGTCGGCGATCGTTCATCTCTTAATCCGCAAACCGGCGTAACACGTCACGGTTCTGTGGCGGGTGGACAGCCCCTCTCCCCGGCTCAGCGCACGACATTAGAACGCCTGATCGTGCGTATCTTATCGCTCAGCAATCTGAAGGCACCTGAACTCTGGGCGGGCGTCCGGCATGAGGTGGGCGTGAAGAGTGAGGCGGAGCTGCAGTCGCGTCACTTTCCGGCTGCGGAGCAGTATCTCAATGGTCGTCTGACTCAGGCGCAGAATGGCCATGCCACGCGTCAGTTGATGACTCAGCTCACAGAACTGCTGCCGAAGGGCAATAACCGTCAGGCGGTGAGTGACTTTATCCGCCAGCAGTTTGGTCAGACCGTTCTGAGCTCGCTGAGCCAGGACCAGCTGCGTCAGGTTCTGACGATGCTGCAGAACGGGCAGATGGCGATCCCGCAGCCGCAGCAGAGCCGCGTCAGCGATCGGACCCTGCTCCCGGCGGAGCATCAGACGCTCAATCAGCAGGTGGTCCGTCTGGCCGCCGCCACCGGAGAACCGACTGGCAAACTCTGGACGGCGGCGCTGAAACTGGTCGGACTGACCAGCGGCGATCCCATCCCCTCGCGCCACTTCCCGCTGCTCACCCAGTATCTGCAGGTACGTCAGACGCTGAGTCAGCACAGCGCACCCACCTTACAGCTGCTGGAAGCCTCGCTGAAACAGCCGCTGGATCAGCACGAGCGGCATAGCCTGGAGGAGTACAGCCAGCAGCGTTTTCAGGCCACACCGCAGACGGTGCTAACCGTGACGCAGACGCAGGATCTGCTGAACTTCCTGTTCAGCCGTCGCGCCGATCGTGCCGAGAAAGTTCACGAACAGCCGCTGGCCGCCAGTGAGATTAAACCGCAGCCGATCTGGTCGCCCTTTGTCGCCTCGCTGCCGTCACCGCTGCAGCCCCTGGCGCAGCGTCCCCTGCTGGGTCTGTTTGTTGCGCTGGTGGTGATTACCCTTCTGCTCTGGCTGGTGCTTTAGGTCAGCAGCCACAGGATGCATCGGGTGCGGTGACGGGCCATTCGCCCGGCGCCTCCCCCCAGGTCAGCGGATGACCTTCCCGTTTCCAGAAATCCAGCCCGCCAGTCAGCTCCTTCACCTGAAATCCCAGTTCCGCCAGCTTCAGAGCCGCTTTCGTCGAGCCGTTACAGCCGATGCCGTCGCAATAGGTAACATAAACGCGGTCGCGGTCGAGCGGCTCGCAGCTGGAAGCATTGATCTCACGGTGGGGAAAATTAATCGCGCCGCTGATATGGCCGGCGCGATAAGCCGCCGGTGCGCGCGCATCGATCACCTGAATGCCAGGCAGATTCCGTGCCAGATCCTCCGCCAGATCCCAGGCGTCTGTATAATAAGCGAGTTTTGCCTGCAGATAGTCGAGGCTTTGCTGCGGCGTGGCGGCGGGAAAATGTAATACAGATGACATTGCGATTCTCCTGTTGAAGTGAGTGTGCAGTTTACGGCAGAGTGGACTGCCTGCTGATACCCATTTTGCGCCAGGAATAAGACCCATATGAGTTCTCCGCTGTTGCAGCTTTTCCAGCATCAGGCCAGCGGCGGCGTGCGTGAGCGCCTCTGCACCACCCTGCGGCTGGCCATTAACCGGCATCATCTGCACGCCGGTCAGCAGCTGCCCTCCAGTCGCCAGCTGGCGCAGGATCTCCGGATTTCACGCGTCACGGTGGAAGCCGCCTATGGTCAGCTTGAGAGCGAAGGCTATCTGCGACGCGAGATCGGTCGCGGAACGTTTGTGGCCATCGCGATTCCCGCAGGCACCGCTTCAGCGGCACGCGTTCAGCCCGCCCGTTTCTCAGCGCGGGGGCAGCAGGTGCTGGCAACCGGAGGCTGTCAGGATCCTCCGTTTCCTCACGCCTTTGCCGCCGGTTCCCCGGAGTTACGCGCTTTTCCCCATGATAGCTGGCGACGCCTGAGCAGCAGCGTGCAGCGTTCGCTGGGCAGCGCCGCCATGGGATATGGCGATCCCTGCGGCTACCTGCCGCTGCGCAGTGCGATTGCTGATTATCTGGTGCTCTCGCGGGGTATGCAGTGCCAGCCGGAGCAGGTGATTATCCTGACCAGTTCGCAACAGGCGCTACAGCTGCTGGCGATGATGTTCGTCGATCCCGGAGATGATGTGTGGATAGAGGAGCCAGGCTATCCCGGCGCACGAAACGCGCTGCTCGCCGCAGGCGCGAAGGTGCACGGGATAACCGTCGATGCCGAAGGCGCAGTGCCGGGTCACGGCAGTGCAAAGCTGATGTATCTGACCCCTTCACACCACTATCCGACCGGGGTAACGCTGAGCCTGCCCCGCCGTCTCGCCTGGCTCGCCTGGGCGCAGCGCAACCAAAGCTGGCTGATTGAAGATGACTACGACAGCGAGTTTCATTATGACGAGCGCCCGATTCCTGCGCTACAGGGACTGGACCGTCATCAGCGGGTCATTACGCTCGGCACCTTTTCGAAATCGCTGTTCCCTTCACTGCGTCTGGCGTGGATGGTGGTGCCTCCCGCGCTGATTGCCCCTCTGGGCCAGGCTCGCAGCGTGCTGGATGGACACAGCGCCCTGCTGCCTCAGGCGATTACCGCGGCCTTTCTGCAGCAGGGACATTTTGCCACTCATCTGCGGCTGATGCGTCAGCTCTATCACAGCCGTCGCGATCGGTTGCTGGAGCAGATTGCGCAGCGACTCTCACCGTGGATCACGCCCATCGCCAGTGGCGGCGGACTCCAGCTGACGGTGACAGTGGAACAGGACGAAGCGCGCTTAACCGCGCTCGCGGCACAACAGGGGTTGCTGTTGCCTCGTCTCAGCCCGCTCTATGCCGGCTCGGCGTCTCAGCAGGGCTGGATACTCGGCTTCGCCGCGCTGACGCCTGATGAGATTGTGGCAGGGTGCGATAAACTGCTGAGGCTGCTGCAGCGGGAGGGATAAATCTGGCCGGCTCCGGTTTACCGCAAGCCAGAAAACAAAAGGGCCGGCAAAGCCGGCCCTTCAGCGTGCTGACGTAAAAGATTACGCCTGATATTTACGCATGGTCAGCGTGGCGTTGGTGCCACCGAAACCAAAGCTGTTGGACATCACGGTCGTCAGCTCTTTTTCCATCGGCTCAGTCACGATGTTCATGCCGGTGGCAGCTGCATCCAGTGAGTTGATATTGATGCTTGGCGCGATAAAGCCATGCTCCAGCATCAGCAGCGAGTAAATCGCTTCCTGCACGCCAGCCGCACCCAGTGAGTGACCGGTCATTGCTTTGGTTGCTGAAATGTAAGGGGTTTTCTCGCCAAACACTTCACGAATCGCACCCAGCTCTTTCACGTCGCCCACTGGCGTAGAGGTACCGTGGCTGTTCAGATAGTCGATTGGCGTGTCGACGCCGTTCATTGCCATCTTCATGCAGCGCACCGCACCTTCACCTGAAGGCGCAACCATGTCTGCACCGTCAGAGGTCGCACCGTAGCCGACGATTTCGGCATAGATGTGTGCACCGCGAGCCAGCGCATGCTCCAGCTCTTCAACCACCACCATGCCACCGCCACCGGCGATAACAAAACCGTCGCGCTCGTTGTCATAGGTGCGTGACGCTTTTTCTGGTGTGTCGTTGTAACGGGTGGAGAGCGCGCCCATGGCGTCGAACTCACAGGCCATTTCCCAGCAGAGCTCTTCGCCGCCGCCGGCAAAAACGATATCCTGTTTGCCCAGCTGAATCTGCTCAACGGCGTTACCGATACAGTGCGCAGAGGTGGCACAGGCGGAGCTGATCGAGTAGTTTACGCCATGAATTTTGAATGGCGTGGCGAGACAGGCAGAGACGCCAGAAGCCATCGCCTTGGTGACCACGTAAGGGCCAACCGCTTTGAGGCCGCGTGGGCTGCGCATTGCATCAGCACCAAAGACCTGGAAGCGCGGGGAACCACCGCCTGAACCTGCAATCAGACCTACGCGCGGGTTGCTCTGATACATTTCATCAGTCAGGCCGGAATCTTTAATCGCTTCTTCCATGGAGAGATAAGCATAGATGGACGCATCACTCATAAAGCGCACAACTTTGCGATCGATGAGGCCGGTGGTATCTAATTTGACGTTACCCCAGACGTGACTACGCATGCCGGAATCTTTCATCTCTTCAGAAAAGGTGATGCCAGAGCGTCCTTCACGCAGAGATGACAGCACTTCCTGCTGGTTATTACCA